TATTTTTTCTTGGTATATACTATAATCACCAAACATGGCTGACGTTATGAATACTCTCTTTGGTCCTCTTGACCGCAAGTACTGCGACTACTTTTATATTTTGTCCATTTTCGGGTTTGTGTTATTGGCCATCTTGTTGGTGTCCTCCCTATTGGTTGGTATTACCAAGCGCAAGGGACTTGATTTCTACATGCAAACAATTTCGATTGCTTTAGGATATGCTATCTTCTATTTCCAGAATAGATTATTACATTCCATGTGTGTCGGGACAATGAACTAAATCCGTTTATTTACGAAAACCTTTTTTTCCATATAATATAAAATCATTCATGGATATTTTATATTATAGCAACTATTGCAAACACTCCCAGAACATTATACAAACTTTAGTAAAAAGTAACTTGATTAGTAAAATTAGTTGTATTTGCATTGACAAACGTACACGTGACCCCGCGAATGGTCAGGTTTACGTTACACTAGAGAATGGCGGGAAGGTCATCATGCCGCCCAATGTCCATAGTGTTCCATCTTTGCTATTAGTGAAACAGCAGTATCGAGTGATTATGGGTGATGATATACTGAAACATTTGCATCCTGAAATAAAGAATACAATGACATCTAAGCAAAGTGTTCAAGTTGAACCGAGTGGGTATTTTTTAGCAGCATCTACCGGCGGTACAAATATTATATCTGAGAAATTTACGAGTTATTCTATGACTCCCGACGAATTAAGTGCAAAGGGAAACGGTGGCTCGAGACAAATGTACAATTACATCTCGGTCAAAGATGACATGCATCTCATTAATACGCCGCCCGATAATTATCGCCCGGATAAGTTATCAACCGATGTTACATTAGATAAATTGCAACAAAAACGTATGGATGAGATTGGACAGACTAGGTAAATTATGACTATTATAATTTTACACATAAATTTGCGTATTTTTGTGTATATTTTAATGTTTAAATGTGTATATGAAAAAGACAAATATACTTATAACAGGAGGGTGTGGGTTTATTGCATCGAATTTCATCAATTATATATTTCCAGAAAACAAATATTTTGTTGTAAATCTTGATGCAATGTATTATTGTGCAAATGAACATAACATCAACGAATCGATCCGTACCCATCCGGATTATGTATTCATCCGCGGAAATATATGTTCAGAAGATTTAGTCATGCATATATTGCAGTCATATAATATTCAAGAAGTTGTCCATTTTGCAGCGCAATCACATGTTCAAAATTCGTTTGATGACTCGCTACAGTTTACGCGGGACAATATATTAGGAACGCACGTATTGTTAGAATGTTGCCGAAAATATGGGAAAATACAAAAATTTATTCATGTTTCGACAGATGAAGTATATGGGGAATCGATGATTAGTGTCAATGAAACCCATAAGACAGAGCATTCCGTGCTATGCCCGACAAATCCATATGCAGCGACGAAGGCTGGTGCTGAATTAATTGCACAATCGTATCATCATTCGTATAAAATGCCGATTATTATTACTCGCGGAAACAATGTATATGGACCAAATCAGTATCCAGAGAAATTAGTACCACGATTTATACAACAGTTACAGAATAGTAAGCCGGTTACCATTCAAGGGGATGGTAGAGTTGTACGCGCATTTTTGCATGCAGATGATACTGCTCGCGCGTTTGAAATTATTCTTGATAAAGGAGTCATTGGCGAAATATATAACATTGGGTGTGATGAAGGAATGGAATATAGTGTAATGGAAGTTGCCAAAATGCTGATTAAAAAGATTCACAATACCGATTCGTATCACGATTGGATTACTTATATTGCTGACCGACCGTTCAATGACCAGCGATATTATATCAGTAATCAAAAGTTGAAAGACTTGGGATGGACTATACAAATTGGGTTTGAAGACGGTATTAATAGATTGCTGAATATTTCATAATTTATTGGACCGTAATACGCGTTATATTATGTCGTATTATCTATATACACCTTTGGACATTTAAAATGGGACAAAACCCCATAAAAATACATTCAAAGTTTAGGTCTTTTCATACCTTGTGTATATTTTGTTTATAGCAATTCGTTAAAACTGCTTGATTACTTGTTCTACATAGATAACCTGGTCTTTCCAAACCCATTTTAAATGTCCAAAGGTGTAAAAACAGCCGTTATACTAGAATTATATGCCAATATCGTTCGACCTCGAATCGCTTCGGGCAACACACAACTGTGTCAATTATTTTGAAACCGGACTATATGACCCTAGGGAAAACGTAAGTATTCATTATGCAAATCAGGCAAATTTTAATAAAATCTTTAGCTTAGAAATTCGTGAAGATTGGGTAAACTTTGCAAACCAGATTCTTGAGAATGAAGTATCAAACGGTAGAATTACTATTATAAACGATGATAGTAATTACCTGGGTAAATATTTGAATAATGACACATTTCAGCATAAAACCATTTTCTTTTTTGATGCACATGTAGATAATGCAAGTATTCATACACATATTAACATGTGTCCATTAATAAATGAATTAACCGCACTCAAGACACTGCAACGAAGTGATCATGTTATATTAGTTGATGATTTACGTATATTAAGTAATCCGTTTCCATGGAATGAGGAAAGTTATGGTAATATTAGTTTTATTGATAAAATTAAGGAACTTATTCTCGAAATAAATCCCGCCTATGTTTTTGAAACATTAGATGGACATGTGAAAGATGATGTATTACTTGCATATATTAAATAATATAAATATATATAAAAACAATTTACCAAAATAAAATACAAATATGGCGGACAAAAGTTCTATCAATAAGGCATTTAATACCCTTTTATTTAGTTTTTTGGATGATATTATTACTATTTTCCCAGAACAAGAAGACATTGCTACCGCAAAGACGTCCATGATGTCTTTCAAACAAATGAATCCGTCACTTTTGATTAAGTCGTGGTATAAAATGGTTTACGTGCCATATGCCAACGTCATTGATGCAGGAGACGTCTCATTCTTCTTCGACAAGGATTACAGTGCTGATTTACAGAATGTGCCGAATGGCAAGGAGTTGATGAAAATGATTGACAAGGTTCGGGGTCCCATTCGTTCCATGGACGATACTAATCGTGGCCATTGCGCAGAATACGTTTTAAAGTTGAGCAAGTTATCTGAAATGTATAGCTCTATGTAATCCAACCATTGTGATGTTGGCCTTTGTTTTCATATGTATCATACAGATACATATGAGTTTCCCATAATTTTAAGCAAACGTATATTCATAATTATTCAATAAATATTTTATTTCATGTGGGTCTTTCTTGTCAAAATACTTTTTCACAATATGCTTTGTTATTAATGTCCGGGTTTTACGGTTCAATGAATTAATATAGTATAATTGATGTATTTGTTCAATGTGTGTTTTATATTTAATCGGTAATTTGTCGGCAGATTTTGTGATATAATACGCAATATATAATTCGTGTACGGTTCGAATAAACCAATCATACAAATGTTTTATTTCGTAAAATTCCCGTTTACGTGACGACATGTGTTTCAAATACTCGTCTTGCTTGCCGATTCGCTGTAAACATAAATATTGATATTTGGTTTGTTCGTTTAATTCCGCGCTTCGTTTCATTAATTTATATTCATTTGTTGAAATTGTCGTCTGCAATCCAGTTTGATTATTGGTTAGCACCCATTTTTTCGGCACAAATGTGTAAAGCACATCTTCGGCCAAGTCTGCATATGAATTGCCTATAATACATGGTTTAGGGAAACATATTACCCCATTCACGTCAGCGAATACAGGCCATGTTTGATACTCATTTTGCGGTATAGGTAAAATCAAGTTCGACTCCTGTATTTGATATACCGCCAATAAATACAATGATGATTGAAACGTGCTTTGTGTTCTTATGGTGAATGTATAACAATAGTTTTTAGGCAACATTTCTAAAACGACAAGATTATTTAAAGGTTCGAGCATATTTCCCTGCATCGCAATAATAAAGGCATGTTCGTCTATGTGCGGTATTATATATTCATTTTTTGATACCAGTGGAGTTAGTCGCCATGACAATATGCGATTATCGTAATACAGTTGTAACATTCTGCCGTCAATATATTCGTGCATAACAATGTTATCTAACGTGGGATATAATGTTTTAAATTTGGTTAATGACATTGTCTTTGGCGGGGCAAACGCCAACAGTTTACGTTCCGGAATGGCTACAACAGTTGACCTGTACATTCCGGTATCCATATCATCGGTGCATAACACATCTTCATCATAATGCAATGTATTGTACACTTTCCCGTTATAAACGGATATATGTTGTTGTATTTTGTCAGTATGAACATTTGTTGATATATGAAACATAGTTCGCATTTTATAGTTAATAGTGCGTAATAGAAATACGTAAGAGTTATCTTTAACTTATTTTGATTTACCCATGTTGATGATATACAAATGTCGTTTTGTGCAAATATAATTTAGATACATAATATATATTTTACTATTCCAATATGGATATGTCAATCGCGGATAAAAATGAAATACCCAATGAATTAAACACGTCTATCACTTTGGAATTGGGTGATATCATTGAGGTGATTTCGCCCGCCAATGATGCCTTGCATGAAAATTCATTGTATATCAAATACATTGATAATCAGCATATTCGATTGATAAACGTTGCAACTTTAAAAGAAGTGCAGTTGAATATAGATGAAGCTGGCAATTTGACCGACGAATCGATTATACAAATCAATCTGTTAAGCCGAAGCGAGGATAAGGGATATGCGCGCCAAAACCATCTATTACCTAAAACGTGGATTACGATTCATGTTGGAGGAGAAATTCCCACGGCAATCACCGGAGAAATCACGAATCTAGAGGAAGATATGATTGAGTTGATCACTTATCCAGAGTTAAAGACGATTTATGTTGATTTTAAATATCAGGGAATTCCGCGTGATATACCGATTGAAAAGATTCTCATCCGTGAAAAACCCGCGTCGTTGAAATCGGTGGGTTCTCTTTCTAGACTAAAACAGGGGCTAGAAGAAGGGGAGGAATACGAATTCCCGGACGAAGAATTTGCATCGATTGAGTTTACCGATAGCGGCGAATCCGTTATTCGCATTCCGGAGGGCAAGCCGCTTGAGCCTGGAATTCGCGAAGTATTACATGATTTATATATCGATGCAGATACGATTGCCGCGGACGGAGAAGATTTGGGAGA